ATCAGACTTTGCCAAGAGACGAAGTTGATCCGCCACATCGGGCATAATGTCAGGCTTCGGCTTTCCTGATAGATCGCGGTCAATGTCAATGGCACGAACCCAGCCTTCGCCATCTGGATTATGGTCAGACTTACGAGCTGAGTGCCGACTATCACCGATCCAGCCATCCGAGGTGCGGTCACGATCGCTGAAACAATCATCGAACTGCTCGCGAAGTTGTTGACCTGCCTTGCATAATTTTGGTTTCATCCCAGTAAAATTTTGGCTTCTTCTGCTGTGATACCTAATCTTGCTAGAAGTTCATTTTTAGCGGCTGTTGCTGATGCGGCTTCTTTGTCGCGCTTTGCTGCAATAGCCTTGATGGCATCGTCAACTTGCTTTTGGGTTGGCTTTGCAAGATCGGGAGAATTGACGAATTCAAGTCCGGCAATAGTGCCGCCCACGATTACGAATTCTTCACCTGGGTAAAGATGAAATATTGCGTCAGTTAAAGTGATTTCCATTATGCACCTATTTCCATAAGAATGATTGTAGAAGTAGCGGTTGAAGCAGGTTGAAAATCAATATACTGGCTGTTGGTTGTTAATTGTGGTCGGCCTTGTGTTTTGTATGTGGTAGCAGAAGTTGTAGATGGTGAATCAAGGTAGTGCAAAGATGAAATACCTCTAGTAGTAAATTGGGTTGCAGCGTTTACGTTTCCACCCATTCCTTCATAACCACCAGTACCAACTGAAAGAATAGTAGTTGAATCTCTAAGCATTCTAATAGCACCGTTAGCACCAGAAGTATTGGCTCTAAGATCAAAGGCCTGCATGGTGAAAACTAGAATTTTTGAGGTCGAGGCGCTGGGTGTAATAGTTGCAGTAAGGCCTGTATCCGTGAATGTAGTTGTAGCGATGTTCACTAGAGTCGAAGTTGTTGCTTGCACTACCTGTAAGACTTTGCCGCCTGCGGCTGCTGTTGCCCATTTTAAGCCAGTTGCTGTTGAAGAATCTGCTGTTAAAACTTGTCCGTTTGTGCCTACGCCTAAACGCGCTGGAGTATCATTTGCAGTAGCTGAGATTAGATCGCCTTTAGCATCCACGATGGCATTTTGAATCGCGTTTGAGTCATCTTGAGCAACCCATGAGAAGTCAAGATCCGTTGCTGAGGCCTTAGCTAGTACCTGGCCAGTTGTGCCGCCTTTAAGATCGATAAAGGCTGTGTCTATATCCTGACCAAGTGCAGCAATGGCAGTAGCGCCATCCTTTACTAAGTCTGTCGATTGGGGAATGTCCCAGCCGAAGTTGGTTGTTGTTGTTGCCATTAGGCTACGACTCCTATCGCGTTGATCCATGTAAGGGTTGGACTTAGGGTGTTCCAAGTCTCTGCTGCATTTACCTGCTCCCATTTTACCGCAACTTGGGAGAAGTTTATTGGAGAAGCGTTAAAAGTAACGCTCAGGTTGTTAAGGCTTGCTCGGAATGTCCAGCCTTCGATATAGCCTTGGAATGATCCATCGGTGATGTTGCCGGGCAAGTTCTGAATCCATACTGGCTGACCTAGGAAGATATTAATTAAAGCATCTCGATCGGCATCATCGATCTCTGGATTACCTAAAACGAAAGTAATACTCTGAAACTTTGGATAAGGATTGGCTCGAAGCTCGATGTATCGATCGGCTAAAGCCTCTGCATCGGCAGTATGTTTAATACGAGAAGTATATTCTTCAGCATAAACGCCATAAAGACTTTGGCTAGTTGGATCAGTAGCGGTGTAAGTCTGGTTAGCGTTGTTATCGTAATTGATAGTAAATGAGTTGCGCAGATCGCCTGCTCGAGTAGTAGCCGATAAACCTAAGCCATTGGCATGATTAGCATCCAAGGTTGTATAGCCATTAGCGGCTAAATAATCTTGGCGATGAGTTTGATCTGCATAACCAATGTTGCCATTAGCATCCTCGTAAATAACGCCAAAAGCCGAATTGGCAATATCTGCACACAATGAATAAAGATCGGTGTTATTAGATGATCGAGCGATCAAGGTGTAATCCCCTGGTCGATCGATTTCTCCTAAGCCCAGATTAAATGCATCATTCCAAGTTTCCGTTGGATTGTAATTTGCCCAAGTTTGAGCCGCCGGCACTTCATTCCATTGACCAAGCAAATACCCCGAAAGAAGGCTGTAAATCTGATCTCCGTCTTGATCTTGGCTTAATATTCCAGGATCAATAATCCGAGGCAGTTTAGATAGTGCTCCTAGAGCGGTAATAGTGGCAATCGTTGTATAGCCAAGATCTCCAGCGCGATTGACTCCAATAGTAAAATCTGAAATATAGCCGCCAAAGATTGGAACATAAGTGCCAGATGAATTAGTTACTTCAACTGTAATTCCAGTTCCAACCGTAAAGTTATAACTTGAGTTATTTAGGTTCATCAACTGAACTTGGCAATAACCAGCGAGCGGTTGAGTATTAATATCGGTTCGCCCCGAGGTAACGGTTAGATTGGCGATGGTGACATCTGTTACCTCAACGCTATTGATTAAGACTTTATAGGAAGGGGTATAGGCGGTCATTAAAAGAATGCCGCGCTTCCAAGGGTTCCTCTAGCTGAGGAATCGTTAAGAATGCTGACGATCTGGCGAGCGGTTGACTCGCTATCGATTGCGCCATTAACGGTAATATTGGTTGTGCCACCGCTTACATAGCGATAAGCGGCAATCGGTTCATTAGGCATCGATGGAGCCATTGGTGCGGCTGCTGGAGAAGAAGCCCCAGTTTCGAATGAAGCGTTATTGAATGGATTTAAGGCTGAGCCTATCTGCTTAGATATCTCGATTACTCGTTTGATCTTATTGTAAAGATCATCGAAGAATGAAACTACTCGAGCCAAGCCATCAATGAGAGCGCCTATTGCTGCTCCTACGATTTCAAATGCTTTACCTAAAGTCTTGCCTAGGATTGGCGCTAAAACATCGCGAGAGAACTCAGCAACATTTTTAAACAAGTCAATAAGAGGCTTGAGTTCTTCGCTGTTGTCATTAATTGAATTCTTGACCGAATTAAACGCTGATCGAAGTCCATTGATAATCGGGCTTAAGAACTCCATGACCGGGCGAAGCTTGTCTCCAAGATTGCTAGTAAAGTCTGCGATCGCTGGAATCACCTTCTTAACAATTACATCGACCATTGGAGTAATTGCGGTCAAAATGTAAGAGCCTACGGTTTCCTTGCCTTCATCGAACGCGATCTGAAGTCTAGTTAATTTGCCTTGGAATGTATCTGCCTTAGCGGATGCTTGGTTTTCAAAAGTATCTGCCAGTTTGGCGGTGATCTGATCCATGCTCATGGTCTTGAGTTGAGCGGATGTAAGTCCAATGCCTAATTTGCCAAGAGCGGCTGTATTACCTTCGGCAGCCTTCGCCATTGCGTTCGTAACGGCTTCAAGTGACTTGCCACTACCAGCAGCGACATCGATCGCAACTGTCTGTAACTTCTGAGCCTTTTCGACATCCAAAGTTGCCCGGGCTAGTCGCTCCAGCGATGGACGAAGATCATCATCGGTCACGCCGAAGGCTAGAGAAGTCTGGGTTATGTAATCTTCAGTAGCGCTTATTTGTTTATCGGTTGCCCCAGTTACATTCTTGAGAGTAAGCGCTAACTTCTCCTGGGCGGCTGCATCTTCGATCGCTGATTTAACGCCATCGATGGCCAACTTGCCTGCATAGGCTACGGCTGCTGCGCCTGCGGCTGCGAATGCTAACCCAGCCTTCTTTCCGAAATCTGAAACTTTATCGCCGAAGGTGGCAACATCTTTATCGGCTTTATCAAGGTTCTTAGTGAAGTTATCGACATCAGCAAGAAGCTTGAGCGTTAACGCTCTTGTACCTGTTGCCATTAGCCCCACTCCTTCAAAATCTTATCGAATGATTCTGTCCATTTAGCAACGATCTGCGGTTGAATCTTGCGAAGCGTTGGATAAATAAACCAGCCCTTAGAGCCTCGACCTTCTCGGCCTGACCAGACAGGGAATTGCTTGTATTTGTTA